CCTCTTTTACGAATAGGTTGCTGACGACGTGATCTTCTAGACCTTCGAGACATATATTATATATACCCTTAATAGTCAGCAGAATCAAAGTAAAGGCGGACTCGAAGAAACGTATTCACGGAATTATTACCTTCATCCCCATCTTCAAATCCTCCGCCACCTTGATGACCATTCTGAATAACCAGTATGTTTATCCCGTCTCCGGCGCTAACCGGAACACTTACAGCGCTACTCGACCCACTGTAAAATTGACCGAGATGCTGCCCATCTGCATGTGCCAGAGCTGTACCAATGGACACCCTTGCTAAAACAGTATGGGTTGGGCTATCTTCAGGATCGCCTGCGGTAATATCAAACACTGGAGTGCCTTGATTGCTAGGGTCCCATTCTGGAATATCAATTTCAGCTTTTCGGAATGTCATATCGCTATTAACACCCATTAAAAATGCTATATCATCTTGTTCTATACCATATTGATAAGTATCAGCATATTGGGCAAAATCCGAAGCAGGAATATCCATTGTATAGACATGTGGACGAACACTAATGGGACCCGCTGGCCCTTGAGGTCCAGTTGGTCCAGTTGCTCCAGTATCTCCCTGAGGTCCCGCAACTCCGCGAGGGCCAGCTGGTCCAGTTGGTCCTGTAGCTCCGGTTGGTCCAGTTGGGCCTTGAGGTCCAGTTGGTCCAGTTGCTCCAGTATCTCCCTGAGGTCCTACAACACCAGCAATTGCTCCAAGGTCATCCCATTGTTCGGGTGAATTATCAGGTCCTAAATACGCAAAAAGGTGGGGTGTTCCACTTGCAAATTCGGACGGGGAATCAGATGCGTTGGTCGGCCCAAGTTTAACAATAAAGCAGGTGCCTTCTCTTTGAAGTTCTGCTGCAAGCTCAGGACTTGAATATGAAAGAGGAAGCTCATCGCCGTAATCAACAATGCCACCAATTGCAACACCAACGCCGGGGTCGCCTTTAATATTACCAATTACTTCTGTTGAGGAATCGGATTTAATAAGCGATACATTACCTTCATTATCAACATCAAGATCGGTAATAATGGCAATTGTGTCTAAGTAAGAATCTACTTCAGCTGCAACTGCGGTGTCAACATCAAGATCGGTCGAAACTAAATTCCCGTCTTCATCTAGAAAAAATATCTTTTGGTCAGTCGCATTAATTGCAATCTCGCCTGACCTTAGTGTGGCAGGATCAGGTGATTCTCCTGCTGTAAAAGAATGCTTTAAAATAATTCTTGTTGGTGTTGTAGCCATATTAGTAGTATATATCTTTTATGTAGACAAGATCTGCCCGTCAATTGGATGCCAAGAGGTTCTGTTTCTAACGGTTTGGTCGCTTAGGTAACCGGCGGCTAATCCTGAGCCGTAAACACGTCCAGATTTTGCTGCAAATTCTTCCGCGGTTTCGCCACTTTCTTCAGTTTTACAAAGTGCATAATATGCGTTTGAAACATTTTGCATTGAAACAATGTTTTTAGGATTTTCGGGAAACGGGATTCTGATGTAATTTAGTGTTGCAAGGTTGTCGCGCTGAGCTGTTCCGAACTGCCCGTAATTATTATATCCTCCAGCAAACAATGCGTAATTATCAGAATTGGTTTTTGATTGCGCAACGATGAAGATGTATCCCAAGTATTTTTCAGAGAATGTCGGACCCGCGGAAACAAAAACCTTTTTAACCCACCAATTAGCATCAATAGTACTTGATAAGGTAAAGGTTGTTGTATTTCCAGTCTGCGTTCCTACATCGGCCAACCCTCGAAAATTATCTCCCGCAATCCTAATCGAACGATTATCGTCGCCATTCTCGGTTACAATAAATGAGTTCCGTCCGCAAGAAACTGCAATAATATCAACAGGACGGTCGGCTGTTCCAACGCTAACTGTTTGCGGCGTACTAGCATTATTTGTATTTCCTAAACCAAGTTGACCGTGAGTGTTCTCACCCCAAGACATAACAGTCACAGAACTGAATTCGCTTTCTGGAAGCGAATCAAGCGCGGTTGCGGAGGTAGTGGTATCAGTCGTTCTTCTTGCTAAAACGTAATTACTAAACTGGGCGGAGGCACCATCTGATCCAACTGAGATATCAAATATACCTTTAAGCTTTTGGTGATGCCTTAAAACACTAGAACTAATAGCAGCGTTTCTGTAGGCCGAGGTTGTTCCCCCGCCTACAAGAGCGTCATATGCGTTAGTCTCGTAGAGGAATAATCTAAATCGTGTTGTTAGATTCTGGTTATTTTCGTCGCCACGAATAATATAGTATCTTGCAGTCCCAATCGAAATTTGTTCAAAGTCTTCAAACCCGTGAGCAACGTCTGCTTCAGGACTATTCGCATCATGTGATTTATAGACTTTATTATCCGTTCCCTCGACCGGCTTAATATTCAAAGTACTAATAGTACCGAAGTCTAAAGCAGGAACGTGCCTTCGCACGGTGGTGTCGGTTTTTCCATTTCCGGCTTGTCCTCTTCCAGAATAACCGGCAAACCAAATTTCGTTATCACTTTCATTACCAGGCTTACCAATGATAAGCCAAGTTCCATAACCTTCTATAACGGATTTTTTAATGTAATAAGAGTATTGAGCAAATGTTTCCGAACCCGCAGGGTCAAAACCGAGTTGTGATTTCCATTCGAGAAGTGCTGCTCCATCGGTGGTATCAAGCCCCCCGGCTTTAGTTGCGTTTTCTTTGAAGTAATGAAATCTTTTGTTGACCTTTTCTACATCTGTAGAAGTAAGAGTATTAATACCGTTGGCACGTTGCGTATCTGTTACTGCGAATGTAGCCCAAAGGCTGCTTCCTGCACTATTAAGACCAAAGACCTGAGGTCCAGTGGTGCTGTAATTAGTTGCTGTTAGCGTTCCATTTCCTATGTTACCATTGTCATTCTCGCTGGAAATAATTAACCAACCTCGAGTATAAGGAACATCAGCCCCTCCGAATCCAACTGCGTTCTCATCTGTTTCGTATTTCACAAAACCCTGAAGCCGAGAATCGCTAACATATTCACGCCCAACACCATCTTTGGTTTTAACGAGTATTCCTGGCTGAACCGGGTTTCGTGTATAGGAAACTGTATCAACTGTAATTGCGTTAGCATCCCACGCTTCCTTTTGTGGAAGCATCGCAGGAACGGGTGTTTCAACCCCGGTGTCGTTATAAGGCTGTTCACCACTTCCATGATACTGCGTATAATAATCCGTAAAGTCAACACCTGTTCCCCGATCCTGTTGACCGATTGCTCCCTCTTCATTCCTACCAGTTCCATAAAGAATATCGTTGTTATCTATAAAGAAGAAATTATATCGAGAGCCGATAAACGTGCGTTCAAAAACCGCCTCTTGATCTGTAATCGGTGAAAAGGTATTAAACCAGCCTGCGCCGTATTGGGTACGAAGTCTTGTGCCTCCACCTCTCGAGTACTCATTACGGCCGTGAAATACACCCCTTCCATACTTATCTACAAAGGACATTGAAAAGGGTGTGTTGCCGTCAGAATAGGACTGATGTCCGTCAAGAAGCTCTGGAAACGCTCGAACGCTTCCTTTAAGTTCGTTTGTAAGTTTATCTTCTAAAGCGTTAACCGAAGTAACAACCGAAGTATCAACAAATGCTTTTGTCGTAGCATGCTCGTCCGAGGTTGGAGTGCCTACAGCAAGTGTACCACCAGAATCTCGTTTAGCAAGTGTATTGGCGGTTGCTGTAGTAGCAATCTCTTCTACGAGTGAAAGTTCTCCGCCAACGCCAAATTCAAAATCGTCAGTGTTAATGTTTAATCCAATTTTACCGCCTTCGATATCAAAGGAAGAAACAATTGTATTAGTTGTATCAAACAGGTTGATTCCCGCAGCTCCGGCTACTCCTGTTGTTGAAGAAATCGCGAATGCAGTTGTAGCATCTTCCTTATATTTAATAAGATAAACAATACTATTGCCACCAATAGGATCTTCCTCGCCAGGCGAACCAACCGTATCAGGAAGTGTGGTACTTCCATTAGGACTGTCAATACCTTCAAGAAGTTCAACAAGTTGCTGATAAGTTGTATCTACAGGACTTGAGTTTTCGTCGTAAGAAAGGGTTTGCCCGTTACACACAAGCCAGCCGGGTGCTCCACTCCAAATGGTATATTCTTCAGGACTACCGGCAACAGCCCAAGAATCAAGAATCCTTGCATCAACCGCAATCATTGTTCCAACAGGAATCAGCGTTACTGGAAGAGTAAAGTTACTGGCTGCAAGGAGATCTCTAACATCGGTAACAATAGCAGAAGCCAAGTCGGTTTGAGAGAACCAAGAAACCGCGCTTCCGCTACCAACCCATTTTAAATACGATGGTGTAGTTCCTGGTGATGTTGCAGGCAAGTCCCATTCATAACTGTTAATACCAATTGTTGGTGAAGAACCTGCAAGAGAAAGTTTATTACCGTCCGCTATCTCGAAAGTACCTTCACCCGTTCCAGTGTAATCAAATACAATCTTTTCGGGGGTACCAGCATTTTCGAATTTAAGAGAAGCAACACTGGAAGTAGAAGAGGATTTGAAACTGATACCTTTTGAGCCAATCACTTGAAACCCATCGCCTGTTGTAAAACTACCAGAATTAACCTTAAACGTCGGCGTATTAATTATTCCTTCCGCTGCACCACCATTAAAGGTAAAGTTCCCATCATTGGTAAAGTCCCCAGTACCGGTATACTCCCCAGTACTTAGAATCCCAGATCTAAAGGTTGGTCTAATTTGAAAAGTTTTTAAACCAGTGATTGTTTGGTTCCCTGCGACGGTCACTACACTATCCGTGCTTGTAACAAAGTCGGTAGTATTGAGACCGTCAATTATAGCATTACATTTATCCGCCCACTCCTTAAATGTGTCGGTATTATCAATTTGTGTTAGGTTAAAGTCGTAGGCCATAGATGAATTTATTTATAGTATCTATTTATCGCTGTTTACCACAGCTTCTAATTTAATGATTCTTTCTTTTAAATCGCAAACTTCTTCTCGCAGCGCCTTAATTTCCTTATTGCGTTTCTTTCTAGCAACCGCGGCTTTGTAACCGTCTTGGTCAATATTTGAAATAATGCCTGTATTTAGATTTTTAACTAAATGCGGGTTGTCCGCCACCTGCCTTTTTGATTCGTCCATATTAAGCGGTTGCAATTATTCTCAGATCCTTTGCAAATGGTGCATCACCGAAGTATTCTCCACGCATTACAATCTTAATTATAAACGAACTAAATTCAACTGGTTCGATATTAAGATTAAATCGTACTTCACTAAATTTACTCCGGTTGGTATTAATCGGAATCACGGTAGGATTAATTGGACTAAGCGAATGCCAATCAGTATCTGTTTCAGTGCTACTGATAATCAAGTTGTTTGTATCTTTAAGTTGAGCATACACCTCAATATTTGAAGTAGAACTTGGTCGATTAATATCAAGATACATATCAATTTGATCACTGAGATTATCCAATGGAAATTCTTTACTGACATATTGAGATGTATCACCTGTTTCATTAATGAAATAGTCTCGTGCCTCTAATGAAATCTCTCGATTAATAACGGGTGTTAGCCTTTCATCTGTTGAACTAAAGAACGTTTGGAGTCGTGTATCGCTGAAATTATCTCCCTGAATGCTGTGGTTCTGGTTGGTAATATATTCAACTGGAGTACCAACTTCAACATCATACTTAGTTTCTCCAAGGTAAACTTCATTCCGAATGCTCGTTTTACCTCCAAGGTTAATTGCTTTTTGGTTTAAGTTAAATGCGCCAACGTTATACTTGTTAAGCGTTCCAGATATTGTTTCGGTTTTTGTACCATCAGTAATAGTTACCGTTGGGGCTTCAAGATAGCCAAATCCTTTTTTAGTAATTCTAATTGAATCAATAGAATTATCATCAGGATTAAATACTGGAGTTGCCGTGGCTGTAACTCCACCCGGGAATGCAACCTTAGTTGAATTACCTTCTGAATCAATAACCGTGGTGAATGGCGCTTCAACGGTTACTGTTGTTGTAAGAGCATTCCAACCAGAGTTATTTTGAATTAAACTGGCTTCAATTTCACCAAGATGAGTTCCAACTTGAGGATTCGCTATAAACGATGCGGTTTGATTAGCGGGGAATGATGCTCGCCGAAGTGTAAATTTCAAATCTTTTGTTTGAAATGCTGTCCAAGTGCGCTGATTGGCACTTGCAAAAAGTGTTCCAACCGCAGGTTGCGCGCTAATAACCTGACCCGTGATAAGATCAACTTTATCACCGCCAACCTCTGAAATGTAAGCTTTATAATCCGGACACGTCGCAAAAGCAACAATTGCGTATTGCGTATCTGGTGACAAATAAACCGGAAGAGAAAAGTTGAATGTAGTTGGGATAGATCCATCCGCGCTTGTCCTAACATCTTCATAGTTAACAATAACCTCGCTCCCAGGGACAACCTCTCCGGTTGGGTAACCGTTCACTGTTGTTACAAGATATGCACGAACTGGAACATTCGCGTTACCACCCGTCGTCGGTGCCTTCTCCGCAAAGAATAAGTCAATCGAGGTGGCAAAAATACCAGTATCATCTGTAACTGTAAATGTTTGCGCAAGAGGATCCGTATGTTTTAAAATGGTCCTTTCGATAATTTTAGTTTTCCTATCAATACGAGGAAGTACAGTGCTAATGTTTATCGTTCTCTGATCTGTTTGAAGACCATTTGAAATAAATCTTGCAGATGCACTGCTTGTAGACTCATCTTCTAAATTGCGGGGCGAGTTTGTAATGGTAACAGTCTTTTCACCAGAAGCGAATCGTATGTTTTCATTATTAGGAATAACAAGAATACCTTCAACCGTACCATTTATATCAGTGGTAATGGTGGAAGGAGGAAACGCTTGAAGAAGCGAGGCCTCATCAGCTCCATCATAGTGTGTTAAGCTGGTCTGGTCAAAGCCTGGAAGTAGCTCATAAATTCTCCTTAGCCTTTCATCGCCCGTGAGGCCACTTGAATTAACTGCCTTTATAATTGTATCAACATATCTCCAGAATCTCCCGCCAGTTGCGAGACCATTGGCAGCATTGCCAAGGATACCATTTCTATCCGATGCCTTTAAAGGATACCAGCGTGTACTAAACCATGTTGGAAGCTCAATTCCATCGGATAGATACTTGGTAACCTGAGTGGAAATATCATTTGAAAGAATTGATGTTTCGGTGTGATCGTGGCTGTTTATGAGATCATCCCGGGTCAATTGATGAGCGTAATTAGTAACATCAACATCGTCAATAAAGAAGTAAAACTTAGAATTTGATTTAAGACCTTCAACCCTAAAGTATACCGCCCTTGACCTTGCGTATGGTCGAATTTCAACCTGTGTTATAAATTCGCCAAGGGACTTTGAGATCGCTTCATTAACAACCTGCTCAGTGGTGACGGTTTGTTCTTGAATTATCTCAAGCTTGCGTCTGTTTTCCTTTGATCTTTGCCGGCTTTTCTCTTTCCAAGGTCCGTGCGTAACCTTCTTTCCGCCTTCTATACCAAAATTTCCTAGCCGTTTTACCAGATCGACTAGAGTATTTCCAAAGAGATCAATATCAATGGGTGGTTGAGTTATTGTATCATTCCACGCATCAGCCTCTGGAGCAAGTGTCATTTGACCAATTTCATCGGCATATTCATAAGGCACAAGGCTCATGAATTGTGACGCATAAGGTTGATTAATATATTCAACTTCGTTATAAGGAAGTGTCACGGTGTCGTTATGCAATCCGCTTTTTGTAAATTCCGAACCGGCGCTGGGAACAATATTATTTGATGACGTTAATTCAAGCGGGATACTATAAGCGTCAAATTCTGGATAAAGATGGCCGCGACCAGTTTCGTAATGACACCTAAAATCTACGCTCTCCGCATTCCCGATTGTAAAGTTTCTAAATCCGTCTGTTACGATACCATTCTTAAATCGTGAGGTACCATCATCGTCAAAAATACTTTTATCATTAGCGCTCTTTTCCAACAGCGAAAGCGTTGCGTAATATTCAAGTGTGGATACCCGTGTATCAATATCGCCAATATCTCGCATTGTATAGCGGCGATGGTTATATTTCTTAACGCGGATATTGCTCGCTTGAAACGTATAAGCAGGAATGGCTAAGTCAAAAAGAACCAAGCCATTCGCAGAAGCTTCTGGAGCAACTGGAGTAAGACTAGGCGTTCCTTTTTCAATAGAGAAATCTCCATTAGGCAAAATCACTATAGAGTCAACCCTTGGCAGATAATAATCAATCTTACCAGTAATTGCGGAATAAGGATCAATCGCAAGAATATCTGTTGTATCTGGGTAAGGACGGATGTCAAAGAAATCGCCCAATCGCTCTTCGTTATAAAAAGGAATATCATCAAGAGAGGCTTGACCACCGGCAGCATTTCTGTAACTATTTACTGTATAATAGTTACCTCCACTGAATTTCCAATGTACAACATCAACGGTTGATGCTCCAGCTTTAAGGCAACGAACCTTAGCAAGTTCATATTGTGTTGAAGTTTGACCGTCAGTAACAAGTTCAAAGTTATCATCCTCAACACTAATCAGGTGGTAAACACCAGGTAATTCAACAACGTCGCCAACAGCTGGTAAAGGACTTTCGCTCAAAGTTATTGTTTCAGTCGTCTTTGTTTTAATACCAAGATCATCAAGGTTTAAAACTGCCGTAGCAACAATACTAATAGTATCTCCAGCATCTGCATCTGGGATGTTCAATGTTAATGAATCTGTATCGGCACTTGATACCACAGAAAAATCAGTGGGTAGTAAAACCTTATCGGCATCAGCATTGTAGACTGTAATTGAAGAAGGGCTTTTGTCAAATGCTACTCCGGTGAGTTGATATGTTACTTCGGTGCCTGAAACTGGCATATCCGCAGATAAGTTAATCCTCTCAGTAACTTGAATAGAATTAAACGTTTTTACCGCATTATACGGAAGTTTAAAAAGTGTAGAATTAAATTGAGTATCGTGTAACTTAACGCCATTCTTTTGCTCAACGGTAAAATTAAGAGTCCCATAATCGGTAACAGTGGTACCTTGAATTGTCTCTACATCATTGAATTTTTTCCCAGCATTGAGAGAAATGGCATGAAGAAAGAGTCGATGCTTGGCCCCGTCTATAAGTTCAAACGAGAGAATTTTACACGTACCAATAGATATATCGCCTGAATCCAAAAGGTTATAGGTTCGGCTGTAATTATCAAAGTAAGGCAGACCTTCGCCATTACCTACACCATATCCTGATTCTGGGCTATAATCAGAATTGGGACTAGCAGGTGAAAACAAATTATCAGCATTTCTAAGTACACCTTCAACATAGTTACCCATAGCGGCAACGGTTGAACCATCTTCCAAAATACCTTCGCGAAGATCGGCCGAAGATGTCCTTCCTTTATCTTCTAAAAGCGTAAGCGGTCCAACAAGTTCTACTCTTTTACCACGAACATAGGCCACTGATGGTGAAAGCGTTGCGGCATATTTTGTATCAGCCTCGGACTGAGAAAGATCATTCGCTGCGGTGCTGTTTTTATAACGAGCTAGGAATGAATCTGAGCCTAAAACCTCTTGAATCTCAATGTTAAAATTTTCTACAACGTAGCTCCCACTTTCTTCAAATGTGCGTTCGGCAAGAATATTTTCAAGAGTACTATCGCTGCCATCAAGAGGATTTTCAACAAAAATAACCGCGTTGTCTTTGATTTGAAGAAGAACCACAACATTGTCTTCATCAGTAAAATTGTCGACAAGATCAAGTGTTAAATTGATTTGGTACCGATCCGCACCAGGAGCAGCAAAGTTGGGATAGCCATTTGCATTATCAAATAACGTTCTATCCGCACCAGCGGTGATTTGATTTTCACTGATTTTTAATACTGCATATCCATCAAAAAGTTCGTCCGGCTCTAAAGCGCGTATCACCAATTGCTCTGAGGCAGTAGCTATACACCCTTTTACAAAGAAAATACCGTTGGAAAGAGCCGCGCTAATTGCATTTCCGCTATTGGTAACCTCCCCCGTGACATTAGTAGTAACACCTTCAATAGAAATTATACCATTGTTGATTTCATTTATGGAACCACCGTCACCGCGGCGATACTGAATAAAGATGCGGTATGAAAGGGGGCCTGATACCTCTGCCTTTATTGGAACTGCTGTTACGCCAGAACTCTGAGAAGTTATTGTAACATCGCTCAATTCATCAATCAATTTTCCAAAAGAAGCAGCGTCTTCTCCAGTACTGAATGTAACATCAATAAAGTTTGACGTACTATCAAAATTACAATCCCCGCCGATAATGCCGCTATTAGGCTTGAATAAACTTTGGCCTAAACGATCCACCTGCGCTTGTAGAAGCGACTGAGCCTGGTTTAATTCCCTTGCCTGAACCGTTCGTCCTGGCTGGAATAAAATCCTTAAGTAGTTTTTATCAAGAGGCGTTAAGCCGGAAGAATCCGGTGTATTAATGTCATCGTGATATTTTGATGTATAAGCGGTGATTGCCATTATAGTTGAATTACAAGTTTAAGCTCTTCGTTTTGACCTTCAGCTCGAATAATGGTGCCGCGGTTGTCGATAAAAACCACGTCACCCGTTCCTTGTTGATATGAAGATTCGTATTTAGCGTCAGGTGTAAGAGAAGTGGTTACTGTTTGCGCGCCAAGCGTATCGTCTTTAGGTGGCTCAAACGTAAGGTCAGAGGCTTCAGCAGTTTCTCCCGAAACAAGGATTGGCTCGTAACCATGGTAGTGATCGGTATAATAATAGTATCTATAAGGATCAAGTGCTATTCCACTTTCAACGGTTTGAACGTGAGAAATAACACCAACCTTTTTACCATTTTGAACGATTTGCCAACCTGCTCCAATATCACCAGTTCCTCCTCCGCTGTCTTCAGGAATTACCTGAGTGCCTGGGAAGGTAAAATACCTAAGAGGTTGAATATAAGGATCGGTAAGATTTGCGTCCGACGAGTTTAGCGGGTTTTTAATAATGCTAATCTGATGATATTCGGTAGAATCAGGAATATAGGTTGCGGTACCTGTATCCATGAAAATGCCGAGATACCATGCTGGAAGTGTTTCAAATTTATTAAATCCAAATCCTTCAATTGGTGCAATCTTTGGCATTATAACTGCGTCCCTTCTCAAACCCGACGTAACGTATGTAGAAAGATCAGGGCTAGCATCAAAATCATAAAGGGAAGTTCCTCGCAGATCTTCAAGTCGCTCTACCCCTACTGTTCCAGCACTTATATCAACTCTACAATTTTTCCATGAAATAATATCGGAAATCTCAGTGGTATAATTGGAGTCGGTCAATCGAATTTCCGAAATTGATTTGGTCGCAATATTAATCACGTGATCAACGTCAGTAAGAGTTTCACTACGAGAAAATCCAAATTCATCTATACCGTGCAAGGTAATATCTGCTTGAAAGGTAACGGTTGTATCTCCTTCAGTATAAGTAGTAGAATTAGGTTCGTAAACGTTACCGCCATCAATTATATTAAATCCGTAAACCAAACCACCGGTTTTTGTCTTGATATAGGAGGTAAGGTTATCACTTCCACCAAGAGTAAATACCGCAGGAGAATCTACAAGACTTTCAACATCGGCTTTGGTATCTCCGCCAGAAAGAGTTGAAGCAGTTACGATTGTATTAGCTTCAGGAGAATCTTCAAGTGAATCGCGGATCGCTTGGGCCAGCTCGTCGATTGTAAGATCAACTTCGCCAGGGCTATTCGCCGATGCTGGAACAGTGATTGTAAGAGCGGTTTCAGAGTCAGCCACTACAGAGATCGCACTGGCCTGTGGACTTGACTCATCAACTGCAAACGTAACTGTGATGCCGTTACCGGTAAGGCCGGTTGCTACAGCTTCAAGCTTCAAGACCCCATCGGTAAACTGCACGTATGCGAAAGCCGACGAGCTGTTATCGTTTGCAGAAGTTGTTGCGGAACCATCGCCAATATCAATGAATTGCGAACTGTTGATATCGCTATTCGCCTCGTACCTTCCAAGATATGTAAACACATAACCAGAAGTGGTTGAAAGAATACCGTAGTCAGTAAAGGAATTTCCAAGACGGGCTATAACATCAGCATCTACCGCGGAACCATCAGCCGGAGCTTGTAAAACCAAAAAGATCTGATTATTAACAGTAACGTAACACGGTTTAATGTCATTGGTCGTATCCGTATAAAAGCATGTTGGATCAAGAGGATCAAACTGTTTATACTTTGTTGATGCTGCGAGTTCATTAAGAGGAATAACTCTTGAAGTGTTAGCCGAATTAATTCGAAATAGACCAGTGATATGCTCGAGCACACGTTGCTTATCTTTGAATGTTCCAACTGGATAAGGTGCGGTTGCCGAAGTACCTGCTACATCGTCCCATGAATCCTGTTGACCGATACCAAGATAATAAGAAGTATTAGTGATATCAGTATCCAAAAGATTCGCGGAATTTCTTCGGAATTGTTCTGTTATAATGGCTGCCATAACGTTTATTTATACTTGTAATTATAGTTTAGTCTTGGGTAAATACAAAAGAATTTTGAAAAGATGTTTGTGTATCGTGTGTATAGTGCGGTGAATCGTCTTCGTCGATCGTTTCAATGCTGCTTAAAAATATTTGAGAAGGAGACTCGTATGCCGGTGAATTGTTATCCCAGCCTCTTTTATATAGGATGTTAATAAAACGATCATCCGAAACTATTGCCGCTAAAGGATAAGAACTTCCAAAAAGCGGGGTAGAGTCATCATAGGATGCAACTGTTTCCCATTGAGTATAATCAATTTCTGTTATCTCTGGGATAAAGGGATAGATTGTCCAAGGGGTGCGGTTAACAAACAACTGTTCTCCTTCAGGGCTTGAGTCTGAAGTATATAAGGACCAGGTTCTCTGCGCTTCCGAGAATTGAAAATAAAGATCAGAGTCATCCGATTCAAATGTATGAAGCACGTCAATAACATCATCTTGAGGGCTGTCAGCAGAATTGACTTCTGTTGTTCCTGTAAACACAAAATGCTCTGTTGCGAGTGAACCAACATCTGGTGAAAAGTCAGCATCAGGATCTACAATAAAGTCAAACTCGTCAATTGATAAAGAATCGAGAAATGATCGTGTATAAAAATCAATAGATGACCCAGCACTAAAGTTATTAAAGTGCGTGTTATAACTAACCTTGTATTCAGAAGGGGTGTCGGAATATTTAACTACACCGTTAAGTCTATTAACAACATCAGGTATCGCCTTCTTAAACCTTTCGACGTTTAAATTAACTCTTGAAAAGGCAGAGATGTCATACAGCGCTCTAAACTGGGGATCGAATCCGGACTCAGCAGTGAGTGAATCTACATCATCAGGAAGCTTCCACCTATACCGCATTAAAATGTGTTTAATTCCACTTCCCTCAAGCGGGAGAACGTTAGTCCAGTCGAAATTTACTACATTTAGTGGGCCATCATCAAAATAATTGTTTCCATCACGGTCAATAGCAAGAACACCGTTTACAAATACATCGCCAATCTGAAATAATTCAGTATTTTTAATCTGTATCCCACTGCCCTCGACGGCTGCGAAATCGGGTTCATTTATATTAACATAGACCTCGGTGCTTGGAGTAACAATTCTAATCAGTTCGTGGTCTAGACCTTGCCTCGGACTGGAGTCGTTGTCCGTATCAATAATAAATGAAATCCAACCTTCGGTATATTCAGACGAAGATAGTGCCGCTGGAACATATGTAATAGGAGAATTAATTGGTTCGTTAAAATCTTCAACAACTAGATCACTTTCAATAAAATCAAGATAAGGAACTTCTGATTCGTCAATTACTTCAAAAGCTGATGGATACTTAAAGGCTCCATCAGAGTAGTTTGTATATGCAGCGCCGGCTTCAGCGATTGTAGCATTTCCGTATTCTCCCCAAGCCGCGTTATCTATAAATTTAATTTCCCCGGCCCAACCTTCTCGATATGCGGATTGAATGGTGTTATCATTTGAAGCCAATCTCGCCAAAATGAAGTTATTGAAAAACGCTTTTAGGGAATCTCGATCAACACCAGGTGTTCCTTTTTTATCAGAGATTAATCTAGTATGTGTAAGATAATGATAACCACCATCACCCATCAGCACCTTAAACAAGTATGCTAAAGAAAGATTTAAATACTGATCCTGTGGAGTATGCTTACCAAAAAAAGTATCCCAATCAATAAAATCAGCGAATGACAGAACCGATTCAACTTCCGCCCAACCTTCAGGCGAGGTTTCAGTACTATACTTAAATACCCGAGGAACGTTATCAAATTTTGTGATAGGATCATCACCGTCATTAGCATCGGTTACAATATAAAGCGTTCCATTCTCAGGGGCAGGAGTATAACCAACTGCGCCTGGTAATTCAGAAGTTAGTTTGACAATGCCATCAACGGTTAAGTAATACTCAAGTGCTTCTTTAATCCAATCATTATCTTGAATAAGTTCAAGTGTTAAAGCAACGAAAAATTTCAGACCAGCAGGGTGAATAAATTTAATAAATTCATTTCTCCAATTTGCTTGATCCGATTGCGAGTTGACCACATAAGAGAATTCTTGCCAACGAAAGCTGTCGCGGATTCTATTTTTTGTTGAAATGGTTCCTTTTTCTAAATCAGCTACAGTGAATAAGTGTTCTTTTGGATAAACCAGAGTAATAAGTTCGTTATAGAAAATACGAAAGAAGGCATAGATACTTTCTTCTGATCCTCGACTATTATAATAATTAGCTATAATCTTAAACAGTCTAACACGATCAAGCGAACGACTTTTAGGAATCGCAGCAGCGATCATTCGCTCAATTGCATCCAAATATTTTTCGCTTGCACGGTCAACATCGTGTTGGCGTATTAAATTATTCAGTTCATAAGAAGGCAACAGCTCCTTATTGAGATGGCGATAATACGCCTTAAGTAGCTTTATTAATTCAGGTGCGTCTGTTTCAAAGTGGTCAGGCAATACAGATTCAACTGTTTGCGCTTCCACCGCAGTCGCGGTTCCTGTTGCTATACTTAACTCCATCTGGTTTTATTTAATATATTGTATTGCCAGTTGTAGTGGATCCCCCGCTTTGAGAAGAAGAGGAGCGATCCTTACTAAATGTATTATATTCTACCGAACGAGAACCTCCTCCTCGTGCGATCTCATCTGGAAACGCCGAGATGTTTGAATTATTAATATCAACGTTCAATAAAAGATTTCTTTTACCAACAATATCGTTACTTCGTGTATTGACAATAAACGTTATCTCTGTTGTGGTATCAGCAAACAAATCGCTTAATTCCATTACTCCAGTTTCGAGATTAATTTCTCCAATATTACTAATCCGCCTTGTCACGCCTTCTTCAATTGTACAGGTATAAACGTTTCTTACAAACTGATCACTTCCTTCTTCATCTTTAATATAAATTTGCTTTCCTGCAATGGTATGAACGGGACTAGTTGAAATCGTGTTAAGCACCTTTCCGTCATCAGGCGTCAGAGGAGCTCCAAATTTAACAGTGAAGTCTGAAATACTTCCATCAGCCGGGATGGTAATTTTCTTACTTAAGAAAACCCGAACCAAAGAGTTCATTATCGAATTAAGATGCGTATCAACCTTTTTCTGGAATAGCGAATGCCTGAAGACAGTATCAAATCCGTTGAGGTCCGTCTCCGCAAAAGGAGTCACAACGTTATTTTTAATCTCAAGTGCTAGCTCTGCGGCGCTTAGCGAGGAAATACTTGGATTGTATTTAACAAGAATGTCAAGTACGATATTTGCATATTCAGGATCGACGATTTGCGGAGTGATGGCAAGAATCTTTTTAGATTTGAGAAAGTCAAGAATAGAGGCTTTATCCGCTTCAGTAATAACCTCGTCTGTATAAGAAGAGTTTGGCTTTGCTGAAATAAAGGCTGTACCATAAGTAGGGGGATCGTTATCTTCCCCACCCCAAGCACTTACGCTTTGAACAAACGGGAAGTTAGAAATAATTAAATTCTTATAATCATCGGCAGTTACCGCACGGTCTTGAGTCGTGAAACTGTTGATCGCATTATTTTTTAAATTCGTAACGGTTTCTTTATCGCCTCCTCCACTTGATCGAGCTCCGCACATAATAGAAAGTGAAGTTCCCGCCGTGGCAAAATTACCACTTGTATCACCCGCAATTGAAAAGGCGGTATTTATACCATTTCCCGTCTTCCCGCCTGTCACAAGATACTGAACTTCAATTACGTTACCTGCATCAAGCTTGTCTCCGTAAATGCCATTACCAAAAGTAAGTTCATAACGACCAGAACTATTTTCGTTGATAAAGTAAATTTTGGATTCTTCATCAACATCAATTGTACTGAATTGGTTATAGCGTGTAGCGGTTCCTTCGCTCTTCGCACCGGTTGTATAAACCAAAACACGAAGCGTACTTATATCAACATCTTCATCTCCTAGTTCGTAACGCTGAGCCGTGTCAGCTGCATTAGCCTCAAATGTTGCGGTAACAAGTCGACCTTCGTAACCAATCAGGGGTTCTTCCTCAGTAACGGTGTAATAATGAGATTCGCCGACGGTTGTTTTTTGCAGCGTAGTAACATCATCAAGAATAACAAAGGAATAGTTTTCTGAATTATAAGTTGTTGTTAGTCGTGTTCCTCGAGGAACTACATATCTATCTGCAGAATCAGCGGTAGCACCAATCGTTCCAACAATGTCTACGCGTGCAGCAGAGAAACTACGAGGAATATAACCAAGTAATTTGGCAGCGGAAACAACGCTGCTTCGCAGTTGAGCCGAGTCAATAAAACTTTCGTTTACTGCCACGTGGGCCAGCATTGCGTTATAATGAGTGTTGTATGCCAGCAGGTCAACAATGTTATTAAGGTTGGAACCTTCAAAATCCCAATCCGTAAATTCCGTTTCGCTGTTTTTTAAATAGTCAATTAGATTTGCTTTGATTTGAGCAAAGTCTAATTCAGAAACATCGAGCTGTTCTCCGTTAATTGCCATAAGTTTATCGGTTTCTAATTAAAAGAAAAATAAATTCTACGTCGGTGCCATACGACATTTGAAAAGTTGTTGTGATGCGGTATGCGTTTCTTTCGTGATCATCAGTAACACTAACCTGAAAGTTTGCAATTCTTTTTTCAAATTTTCTGACGCCCCGCTCGATCTCATCTTTAAGTTGTGAGGCGGTAAAGCCGTCTGCTAATTCAAATAAAATATCATTTGCTCGTGTACCAAATTCCGGAAAAAACGGCCTGGTACCAAGCGGTGTTAACACAATGTTTTTAATGCTATTCTTAACAGCATCAATATCAGTTGCAAGAAGTAGGTCACCGGTCGCAGGATGAATAAACGTAAAGCTGACATCTTTAAAAACACCACCGGCTACAACTGTTGGCTGATAGTTGGGTTTATTAAAGTCTGAAAGAATACTATTCATTACCTGTTTCTATTTATATACTAATCCTTATCATATTTGTTTTTGTTTAAGTAGAATTACGTCTAGCATAATCCTCCTGTAAAATTGCCGCATCTGCAATTACAAGATCTCTAACAGACTCCGCCCTTGCTTTAAATTCATTGAGTATATCACCCGACCATTCGTCTCGTTGGACTTCGATTATTCTTTCTATTTCTCGGTCGGCCTTCTCTTCAAATCCTAAGGTTCCATTTACAGAAACTTCATTCTTAAATCCATAGTAAAGAGTATTCAAAGAAGTAAGTAATGATCCATACGAAGGGTCATCTTTCAAATCGGTGCTGTTATAAACACCTTCAATTAAATCCCCTGCAGTATCTTTGTGATCAATAAATTTTGCGGTAATGGCCACAGTGCTTGGATTGGTAGTGATTAGCGGACCAGGGTCAGGATGCGGCGGTGCAGGTTTTGGGTTAATCTTCGACGATCTAGGAAGAGAAAAACCAGAGCTGTTAAAGTCCAAAGCATTACAAGCATCAAAGCCTTCAAGATTGGCGAGAATAGCAGTTAGGTTACCAATTGATCCACCAAATTTATCTTGAATGTCTTGTATAATTCCAACTCTCTGTAAAAAGCCAGCGTTCTTTGCTTGGATTAAAAGTTCCAAAAGGGACTTACCTTTAGCCTTTTCAATGGACTGAAAAATTTTGCTAATCTCTCCCTCAAGCCTTTCTATAGAATCAAGCAAAGCCAATATCTCATCAGCATCGTCAGCACCCCGAATCAGATTCATTATTATTTGTTTAAGCTGAGAAATTAAAAGGTCATTGATGTTTTTCGAGCAATCGGATTTATTACGTGGGTTTCTAAAGCTTATACCAGATGATCCTGACGTCACAGATCTAACCGTATTTTTAATTTGCGCGATTCTAATAATCTCGTCAATGCTAACGTTAATACCGTCAACCTGAACCTGTTGTTCAACTTCCCGACGCTTACTAGCTTTAAGTTCCTTTCCATCTGTCACCTTATTAATCGAGTTATCAATATTTGATAACCTATTAAACTCGTTTGTATCGCTACGAACGGTGGCAGGAATTTCCGGTGTCGGAGGGGGTGAATCTAAGCTTTCATTTCTGACTATAGATTCAACCCTTTCCCTTTCTTGACGTGTAAGATCAAGTTCTTTATCGGACTTTTCCGGTGGATTATTTTTATCGCAAATACTCATTATTAAA